TTGGATTAGGTTTTTTAAGACCATCTTTGAGAAGTTTAATAACAGAAAGTGTGTTAAATATTCGTTCCATTATTTTTCTCTTTTTTTAAAGTTTTGATTTCTGAAAAAATAGTTTTATGTTTTTTATTTCTTTTTCTAGGTCTAAACATTCTATTTTTTTCATAAACTCCTAGGTTCTCAAAATCTGTGGTAGTCATGTTTTTATCTGCATGAAGATTGCTTTGAGAATTGACATCCATATATCTGTCGGTCATTATTCAAACCCTCCACTGGCGGTAAAAACTCTATGAGCAGGATGATTATTTTTAGGTTCTTCTGGTTTGTTAGTCCGCTTAACTTCAAATAAGTCTCTCCAACCCCCTGCTATGGCGTTCTCAAGGGCTTGTTTCCTGTCTTGCGTAGGAAATGACCTTAGCTTCTTAAAGATGCGGTTAGCAACGCTTGTAGAGCAAGTTCCCTTGTTTTTATATCTGATGGGCCACCATTCACAGATCAGTTGTGAATATTCCTTCAAGTCTTCAGGTATCAAACGTCCATTGATAGTAGGACTTGCAAAGGGATCTAAATGAATTGGAACTGTTTTACTCCTGGATTTACGTTTCATTGCAGTTCTAATTAGATTTCTAATCAGACCTGATTTCGTTAGTTCATCTTCAGTGTTCAGATCAAGCCATTCAACCATCTCCTGATCCAAGTACATGGTGAACTTTTCTTTCTTAGCCATAATTTATTTTAACTTTTGTCAGTGTATATGCGTTTGCGTGCGGTGTCAATCTGTATATATTAAAAAAATCTTCTCTATATCCTAAGTATATATAATATTACTTATATTATAGTATCTATAGATTATTACTACATGTATATACTATTACTATATCTATTCATGTATTTATAAAAAATATATATATATCTAATAATATTCTTTTTCTTTTGCTTCTTTTCTTTTTCTTAAAATCAACAGTGATTTTTTAATTTTCCATTTCCGCCATTCATATAAACTTATATTTATGTTATATTAATGTTATATATGTTTTTTCCATTCATGAGCAAGAAGCTTAAGATGATTAGTGTCTGTGTTGACGAAGAAGACTATGAAAAGTTAAAAAAACTTTCAAAAGCTGGTTTATCAGTAGGTTTTTTAATTAGAGAAGCTATATCAAGATTTCTTAAAACTGTTAAAAGATCAAAAAAAATTATTTAACTTTTAACCCTTATCTATTAGTTTCTGTTCAAATGCTTTTTTGTTTCTTTCTGCTGCTGATATAGGTGGTTCTCCACCAGTATCATCATAAAGATATTGCGGTGTAGGATCTATATCGTAAGGACTAGAATAATCATCATAATCATCACCGTATTCATCCCACCAATCTTCTATTAAATCTTTTGAATAAGTAAGACTATATCCATCATCAGATTCTCTACAAAGATCAGCAAAATATTCTGCAAAATCTTCATAAAATTCTGGTAATAAATCATATTCTTTAGCTATTTCATTAGCTCTATCGGTGCAGTGTTCATGGAAAAGATCAGCCATATAAAGCTGATCCATTTCATCCATACGTTGCTGCGGTGTAGGATTATCAATCATCTTTATACTCCCTACATTTTATGTGTGAATAATTAGGAAATTCATCATGCCATTTACCCGTAACATTGACTTCTAAATCAATATCAAGATCTTCTATATCATTAGCAAATGGTCGTTTAGCTAAGAATCTCGTTATAAGAGTTATTAACTCTTTATCTTCTTCATCAGTCCAATCAAGACAGGTTAATTGCCAATCAACACGTTTAGCACCACCTGTAGTTTCATCATAAATTTTAATCATTTTTTATCTCCGTAATTTCAGTAATCTCATGATCTTCTAATTCAATATCATGCTGTTCTAAGTATTGTCTTTTTAAAATATCAATGTAATGTTCTTTTGATTCTGCTTCGTGAGAGTTATACGCAAACTCTACAACAATTACTGATTTAAATTTTTTAGTCATTTTAATTCCTCCACAGTTGTTTTAATTTTTTCTTCAAACCAGTCACTATCTGTAATTACATCTATTTCATGGTTTACTAAATCAAGAACATAATTCTTAATTAGTTTTGTTAGTTGTAAAGAAAATTCTTCATCGACTTGATTAATTATTGGATCACTTTTTATGTGATTCTCATGAGAATTTCTCATAGCTTTTTTAGCTCCTTTTTTAATTTGGTTACTTTTGATAAGATTTCTATTTTTTCATCAAAATTATATTTTGATAAATTTTTCATTCCTTTTTCTATTTCACTTTCTACTTTCTCTTTATAAGATTTTATATCTAATGCAGTTGATATATCTGGTATAACTAATTCATCATAAATTCTGTTATACCATCTATTAGCAGTAGCAGTTGATATTTTAAAATGTGATTCAAAATATTTGATACAACTAGCTCTAGTTTCTTCTTTATCAAGATAATCCTGAGCTAAATCCTTAGCTTCTTCTCTTGATTCTTCCCATTTATCTGTAGGTAACATTTAAAAACACCCCTGATATTCATAAATGTGTTTTTTATATTCTTTATAAATGTCATCTTTACAATCTTTGAATCTTAAATTATTTCTTTCATCTTCATCACATAATCCATTATCTCTATATATTTTTACATTTGGATTCATATATTCTATAATTCCTTCTAATTCATATAAAGTAGCTTGAAGATATTCTTTAGATTTATATTCAACATTAGAATCATGTAAATAATCCAATAAACCTGCATTAATAAGTTTTTGTCCACAATTCCAGTATGGTACTGGGTTATTTGAACCAAAATCTCTTAACAAATGTCTAAATGTATAGTTATGCCACCAACAATGTATCCACTTTCTAAATGGATATGTTTTATTACATATAGGGCAAAAATAACTTTTTTCATTTACTTTTAAACCTACATTAATTCTAAATTGATCTTCAGATTTACCTGAGTACATACATTTTCTGCATGTCTTTTCATAAAAATGATTTTTCATTTTTTACCTACATATCTAGGGTTATCCTTTAAATGGTATGGATTATATTTTTTAACTTTCTTATATACATCTAAAATAGATTCTCTTTCATCTTGACTAAATTTTTTTAAATCAAAATTTACTATCTCATCAAGTGCTAAAAATAATGCACTTGCATCTTTTTCTTGTAATTTAAGATTCATAACTTTTTTTCCCTTTTGTATAAAGTCTCTCTGCTATGTCATTACAAGAATTAAAACTTTCAAATGTTAATCCAACTGTAAAATGTAAAATATCTCGATACAGTTGGCCTGAAGTTTTATTATCTGAAGCATCATAATACTTAAGTAAAGTATTTATTAATGCTATTTTTTGCTTTTTAGTTTCCATTAATTATTCTCCTTAAAAAATTCAATAGCTCTATCCTCTATAGCTACTGCGACATAAGGATTAATCTTAATCCAATTACTTAAGTCTTTAAGAGATAAACCACTCTCAAGAGAATATTCTTGATAGGCTTTATTCCAGTACTTAGATTTTTCTTTTGAAGTCCAATTCATAATTAATACTCACATTCAAGAATTTTACGAAGCATTGACTCATCATTCAAAGCATATGCTCTACGAATACCTTGATTTTCATAGTATTCAGTAGGATCAATTAAATATTCACCCATAATTGATTGAAAAATTATTTCATTCATGGGTTGCCCATTCATGGGTTTTTTGTCTTTAGTTGGTTTCATTTAAACTGGTATGTTTATGTAGGTTATTATAAGTATATATATTAAATATTGCAAATATTGAAATATATATAAAAAAGAGTCTTATTTTTAAGACTCTCTAAAACTAGGTGCAATTATTCCAAAACCGCCCCAATCACTATGAAAAGGATAAATTTTATAATCCTTCATATAACTATCTTCTATTTTTAAAGCGTATCCTCTACAATCACCATTAAAAAATACAGGGATTTTTTGATTTTTAAAATTTAAAAGTTTATCTACTTTATTTAAAATATTATTAATAATTTCTTCTTGTTCTTTTTCTGTACACTTAAAACCATTGCAAAAATCTTCTGCTATTGAATGAGCTTTATTTTCTATTCTGAATAAAGACTTACATAGTTTTATTTCATCAACTGATGAATCTAATTTAAAAACTCTTTTTAAGTTTTGACCATGTTCAAAAATATTTTGATACATAGTAATTTTTTTTTCTTTTAATGTTGGCATTGCGGAAAGTTTGTTAATGCTCTTTTATTATATATTAAATGTAGGTTAATGTAAGTCTATTAATTTACATTCATTAACCCATTCATTAAGCCATTCATTGACCATTCATTATTGCCATTCATTACTTATTAGTTATCAATGATTTATTTATTTATTTTTAAATTTATTTTTTAAAAAATTTTTCTTGTAAAATTCTATACATGTATAATTTTATACAAAAAAATACCTGAGTAATTTTGCTCAGGTATATATATTAACTTATTTTTTTTTAAATGTCTCCCATTTTTCGCTTTTCATTATCATGTATCTCTTTCAAGTGTTCTTCATAAGCTGGCCTTAGTGCAGTTCTCCAGAACTTAAAAGTCTTTTTTGTATTAAACCAATAATTGAGCTCACTTACGGCTCTTGATCTAAAACCACATCTCCCATCTCTTCCCGTATTCTCTCCAACATATAAAAAGTTCATAATCTGAAAAAGTGTTATTTGAGGAATTTCTACAAATCCCTCTTCTACGAAATCAGTTTGAATTTTTACTTTTGTAGCAAAAGGATTTTCTATACAATAACCTGAGTTCGGATCATCAGGGTTATCAAAAGTTACTTTTGTTTTTAATTCTGACATTGTTTTAATTTAGTAATTGATTAATAAGGTTTTCTTTTTCTAATTGCTTACATGCTAGAGACTCACTGCCCATAGCTTCACAATCTAATTGAGTTGATTTCTGGAGCGATAAACTCACCCCAGAAAATACAACTATTGAAAAAAGTAAATAATAAAATAAACTTTTCATTGTTCTAAATCTCTACGTATTAATATCCTGAGATATTGTGATAGATTCTCCTCACCTAAATAATTAATGCACTTGCTAACTAACCTAGAGTAGAGAGCTCTAGGTAAAGTACATTTGATTTGTTCTTGTTTGATTCTCTTAGTCATTACTTAACCTCACTTAGTTTGTTTAGTTGATCTCCAACCTGATCTATTACTTTTTCAAGTTCATCAGCTTCATCCTGACATTTTTGGACATACAAATTGTAATGTTGCTTCATGGGCTCAGGATGTGCCATATAATGTTTTGATTCTCTTAATCCATCTATAAAAACACACATTTTTGAATGTTCTTTTTGAAGAATATCAATAATTTGATTTAATTGTTTTTTGTTAAATGTGTTCATTATTTAACCTCTGGTGTGAAGTTTTCACTAGTGTTTAAGTTATTAACCAAGTAAGCGGCTAACTCATCCTTTAGACTGTCATCTTTTGATTGTTCGATCTTATCAACAATAATCTTAAATACTTCTAATAGATAATCTTTATCTGCTGAGTAGTTAGAAGACAACATTTGAAAGCTAGATAAAATGTCTTTTTTCATTTGCTTATTGCATAAAGTAATATGCAATACATTTGATTCGTTGCTGATATCTAAAAAAGAACTATATGAACCAAAAGCAAAGTTAACCTTTAGAGTCTCTGTATCTAACTTTTGTGTGTTAGTTGTTGGGAATAAATTAATTGAGTTCATCTCTGGTATGGAAATAATTTTTATTTGTATTTAGTTAAGTGATCTATAAATGATTAATTGCTATTAGTCCAGAAGCGAAAGCGAAAGAACCAGGAGCAAGAATTAAAAATAAATAAAAATACTTAACTATTAATAGTATACAGCAAAATTATATAAAAGGTATATAAGGTTAAAAAAATAATATATATATACTTGCTTAGGCTTTTATGGACCTCTAGTACTTATTTGATACTTGTGTGTGCGTTTTTACCTTTGCTTAAACTTGATGACCTTACAAGGCTTTTCAGGTCTATTTCTTAGACTTTTATGGACTAGGGGGGACTGCTAGTGAAAAAAATTTTTTTATATCGTGGACGGGGGAACTTAAATATATTCTGTTTAATTTTTTGGTTCTACTTTTATGGAAAGTTCAGGAGCTTGAATATTAACTGTTTCTACTGATTCGCCAATTACTTTTCCTAGGCTATCAAGAATTTGTGCTGCGGTTTGAAGTTGACCTTTTTTAACTGCTTTGTTAAATAGACGGATTCTCATGGCTTGAAGTCGAGGTAGGAGAGCTTCTCTATCTTTTTCCCAATCTTCGTTATTCCAAACTTTAACTCTATCCCAATCTAGCCATGCGGTAGTTTCAGAGATTCTTTCTATAGTTGAATGTTCTATGACTAATTGACGAGTAGTTTTACCCTCTAATTGTCTAGCGTAAAGACGTTGAGAACGTTTTAGGACATCTGATACTGTGGAGCGAGTTCTTTTTTTAGGAGGATTAGCTAAAGGATTATTGATTATGTTTTCAGGAAAAGAAGATGCAGTCATCGTCTTATTGATTAGGTGTATTTAAGTGAATGATAACTTAAAAGTGAGTAAATAGGCTATAAAGGAGGGGTATGAGTTGTATTTTTTGTTAATTTCATGGTTATAAGTGGAAAAAAACGAGAAGAGATAAGTTTGCGATATGCACAGGGTGAGGTTTTTAATAGTGATAAAAGATTTAGGGTGCTGGTAGCTGGAAGAAGGTTTGGAAAGAGTTATTTATCTTGTATAGAACTATTGAGAGGAGCTATAAATCGTCCTGGTGAGGTTTATTTCTATTGTGCTCCTACTTATAGGATGGCAAAGGACATTGCATGGAAGGAATTGAAGAGGTTGACACCGAAGGTATGGATTCAAAGCAAGAATGAAACAGATTTAAGGTTGGAATTGATTAATGGTTCAACTATTGAGTTAAAAGGTACTGAAAATGCTATGGCATTGAGAGGTAGAAGCTTGGCTGGTGTGGTATTGGACGAGGCAGCATTTATGGATAGGGACGTTTGGGCTGAAGTAATAAGACCTGCGTTAGCCGACAAACAAGGATGGGCACTGTTTATTTCAACACCAGATGGAACTGCGAGTTGGTTTTATGATATGTGGTGTTATTGCGGTGAGGAGGAATGGAAAGATTGGCAAAGATGGAGTTTTACGACTATAGAGGGTGGTAATGTTGCAAAGGAGGAAGTTGAAGCTGCAAGGAGTCAATTAGATGCGAGGACATTTAGACAGGAATTTGAGGCTAGTTTTGAGAATTTAACTGGATTGGTGGCTGTTAGCTTTGCTGATGACAATATTGATAAGGAAGTACAGGATTTACATTTATTACCTTTGTTAATTGGGCTGGATTTTAACGTTGACCCTATGGCAGGAATTTGTGCTGTGAAGCATGATGATATGCTTTATGTTTTTGATGAAATTATGCTTACAGGAGGTGCTACCACATGGGATTTTGCAGAAGAGGTTACGAGAAGATATGGAGTTGATCGTAGAATTATTGCTTGTCCTGACCCTACTGGAAGTGCAAGAAAGACAAGTGGGGTTGGTGTAACGGATCATACGATACTAAGACGTAGTGGTTTTACTGTTATGAGTCCTAGAAGCCCCTGGAAAATCAGAGATAAGATTACTGCTGTTAATACTGCCCTGTTTGATGCAAATGGTGATAGGAGGACGCTTATACATCCTCGTTGTAAAGAATTGATAAAAGCACTTAGGACATTAACTTATGCACCTAATACAGGTTTACCTAATAAGAATTTAGGTGTGGATCATGCGTTTGATGCTTTTGGTTATCTTTGTCTGCAACAATTTAACTTGGCGAAGCCTGAGACACTGGGCCAAACTTCGTTTAGAATATACTAAGATACCCTTTTTGCTTATGGCCTACGGAATGTCAACTACAAAAAAGAAAAAGAAGAAGAAGAAGGGAGGGAAAAAGAGGCATGAATGTACCTGTTAATAAAGCACTTTATGCAAGAGTAAAAGCTGAAGCCAAACGTAAGTTTGACGTTTACCCCTCTGCCTACGCTAATGCTTGGTTAGTCCGAGAGTATAAAAAGCGTGGTGGAACTTATAGAGTAGGAAAGAAAAAAAGTGCCACAAAGAAGAAAAAGTAAACCTACAACAAAGACTAGAGGTGGTTTAGACCGTTGGTTTAAGGAAAACTGGGTTGATGTTAAGACTGGGAAGCCTTGTGGTCGTCAAAAAGGAGAGAAAAGAGGATATCCTGCCTGTCGTCCTAGTAAACGTGTATCAAGTAAGACACCTAAGACAACAAAAGAGATGACACCAGCAGAAAAAGCTAGGTTTAAACGAGAAAAAACAAGCAGTAAGAAGATAACATATCAACATAGACGAAAAAAGAAGAAAAAATAAGTGAAAATTACAAATTAAAAGGTAAGATAGTGGTATAAGGACTGTAAAAATGAAAGAACTCACGCAAAGACAAAAAACTGCGTTAGCAAATCATAAAAAGAAGGGAACTCATACTGCACAGCACATGGCAGTTATGAAGAAAGAGATGTTAAAAGGCAAGACATTTACGGAGGCACATAGAATAGCCATGAAGAAGAAAGGAAAGTAATGCCACGCAAAAAAGGAGTCAGTTTATCAGTAGGAAGAGGCGAAAAGTCCAAGAAAGGAGGACTGACTGCTAAAGGACGAGCAAAGTATAATAGAGCCACAGGAAGTAATTTAAAAGCACCTGTTACAGGCAAAGTAAAACCTGGTAGTAAAGCTGCGAAAAGACGTAAATCTTTTTGTGCAAGAATGTCTGGTATGCCTGGACCATTAAAAAAACCTAATGGTAAACCCACTAGAAAAGCATTAGCATTAAGGAGATGGAAGTGTTGACATGACTTATTCTTTGCCAGGAATGTTTAATACCAGTATTACTTCTACGACCTATATGGGTGGAAGTGATAGTCCTTTTACTCGTAACAGAGCAGTATTGGACATGATAAAGGGATGGGAAATAATGAAAGCTGTTACTGAGGGAACAGAATATCTTCGTGATAATAGTGAAGCTTTTTTACCGCTAGAACCAAGAGAAGATTTTGATGCCTATAAAGCAAGAGTAAATAGATCTGTCTTCAGTCCTTTTACACAGAGATTAATAAGAGCAGCGACAGGTTTAGTACTTCGTAAACCAATAACACTGATAGGAGATCCTTACTGGACAGAGATGTTCAAAATGGATGTTGATGGTTGTAAATCAGATTTAGATGAATATGCAAGAAGATTATTGATGTGTTCATTAACTTATGGTCAAAGTCATATCCTTGTTGATTACCCTGCACCTTCTGGTGCGGTAAGTCTTGCAGAAGAACGTCAGCAGAATCGCAGGCCATATTGGATTGAGATAGATCCAACAAATATCTATGGTTGGAGATTGGATAGAGAATCTAATTATGGAAATCTTATACAGGTAAGGATTGCAGAAAAAGCTGTTTTACCTGATGGCGAATTTGGTGAAAGCATATACGATCAGATGAGAGTTATAGAACCAGGACGTTATCGTGTTTTCAGAAAAAAAGAAACAGTACAGGACTTATACGAAGAGAATGATGGTGCTTATTCTGGGGATATGTCTAGTCCAGCAGGTGCGAAAGATTATGAACTGTCCGAATCAGGCCAATTTTCTTTGGGCGAGATACCTTTGGTCACTGTTTACTCAGGTAAGATTGACAACATGACAAGTAAGCCACCATTACTTGATATTGCATATTTAAACTTAGCTCATTATCAAAGACAAGCTGATTTAATTCATAGTCTGCATGTTGCATCTCAACCAATGCTTGTGATGGAAGGTTATGACGATCAGACAAAAGATCTTGCTATATCGGTTAACTATGCAATGGCTACACAACCAGGTAACAAAGTTTATTATGTAGAGCCAGCAAGCAGTGCTTTTGATGCTCAATCAGCAGAAATTAAAGAATTACAGATGCAGATGGCGACTTTAGGTATCAGTACATTATCTCAACAGAAGTTTGTAGCAGAATCTGCTGATGCAAGAAGGTTAGATCGTGTTGATACGAACTCTATGTTGTCTATGGTTTCTATGGAGTTAGAACAGAAACTACAGAAAGCATTTAATCTATCTGCACAATATGTAGGATTAGAACCACCAGAAGTAAAGATCAGTAGAGACTTTGATATTGAAAGATTGATTGGACAGGATATTACAGCATTAACTTCATTGTTTGACCAACAGGTTATTGATAGAGAAGAATTTAGACAGATCCTTGTACAGGGTGAAGTTTTACCTGCTGCTAATGAACAAAATGAATCTACTCAAGTGCAGGAAACAGCAAGAAAAGAAGGAGCAACACCAGAGCAGGTAGATAGACTAATTAACGCATTAATGAACGATGGCAACTAAAGAAGATCTAAGTTTAGCTCAAGTTACAGCTTTAGTTCGTCTTAAAAATAAAATAGATTCCCTACCAAAACCTGTTGATGGTAGAGATGGCAAACCTGGAACGCAGGGGCCGACAGGACCAAAAGGTGAAAAAGGTATTCAAGGAGCTAAAGGAGAACAAGGCCCAAAAGGTAATAAGGGAGATCAAGGTAAGGAAGGACAAAGAGGACCAGCAGGACCACAAGGAGTAAAAGGAGATCCTGGGAATAAAATTATCAGTGGAGCAAATCAACCTGAAGCTAATCAGGGAGATGAAGGTGATTTTTATGTACAGAAAAAACCATTAAAGTTTTTTGGTCCTAAAAGATTAGATAACTGGGGTGATGGTATTTCTTTGTCTGCCCTGCCTGAAGATGACAAGAAAAGTTCTTTGACGTTAGCAGGAATTTTACCTCAAGGACAAACTGGTACTGGTAGTGGTGCAACTGTAGAGATAGGAACAACAACTACTGGTAATGCTGGTACAAATGCAAGTGTCACTAATACAGGAACAAGTAGTGCTGCTGTTTTTAACTTTACAATTCCCAGAGGTGCTAACGGTACAAACGGAACTAACGGTACGAATGGAAGTGATGGAGCAGATGGTGCGGATGGAGCTACTGGTGCTCAAGGCCCAGCAGGTAATGCTGCAACAGTTGCTATCGGTACAGTGACTACAGGAGCAGCAGGTTCCAGTGCTTCGGTAACAAATGTGGGAACATCAAATGCTGCGGTATTAACTTTTAGTATTCCTACGGGTGCAACAGGTGCTGCTGGCTCTGATGGTGCCACTGGAGCACAAGGACCTCAAGGTGATACTGGTCCACAAGGAGCTACTGGGCCACAAGGACCTGCTGGTAGTAATGCAACAGTGACTGCTGGTACTGGGATTATAGTAAGTAGTGGTGAAGTATCTATAGACCCTAATGCAACCTTCGATGGTGGTAGTTTTTAGTTAAAAAGTCAGATCTTGATTAATATATTACAATAACTACAAAGTATTTTTTTCTTATGGGAAAGCACATTGATTACGTTGAGCAATCTGACGGAACCTTCAAGTGGGAATTAGCAGAGATTCCTGCTGTGAAATCTTCTCAACCTGTTAAGACAGAAGAGAAGAAAAAAGCTGCACCCAAGAAAACTACTACAACATCAACTTCAACAAAAGACTAATTTATGGCAATCGAAGAAAAAGTAATTCAGCCTGAGTCCGTGACCAGTACTGAACAGCCCGTGGCTGAAACTCCTTCACAACCACAATCACCAAACGCACCAAACCTTGATTCAGTAAAGGCAGAATATGAAGCACAACTGGCTGCTGCTCGAAAGGAAGCTGCGGAAGCACATGAAAAGTTTCAAGGCATAAAAGGTAAGCTTGATGAAGTTTATAAGCAGAAAGAAGAAAAACGTACTAAAGATTTAGAAGATCAGGGACAGTTCAAGACTCTTTGGGAAGAAGCTAATAAAACAAACCAAGACAAAGAACAAAAGATTTCTCTTTTGCAACAACAATTAGAAGACATGAAAACTTCTAATGAAATGGCTACCACAAAACAAACTGCACTTGCAGCTATTAGTAATCAAGGTGCTATTAATGCTGAACAAATGCTTTCTTTATTACAAGGAAAATTACAAAAAAATTCTGAAGGTAAAGTAGTTGTTTTAAATGGAGGAGTTGAACAAGATTTAAATTTATATCTTACAAACTTGAAAAATCCTGGAAGTGGTTATGAACATCATTTCAAGCCAAGCAGTGCTGCTGGTATGGGTGCGAAGCCTAGTCCTGTGGCAAATGTGTCAGGTGGAACAGATAATCCTTGGAAGACTGGCAATTTAACACAACAGCTTATAATGGAGAATGAGAACCCCGAACTCTCAGCCGTGCTGAAGAGGGAGGCTCAATAAAAATAATTAGTTTCTGTGGAACTAATCCCCTTTTCTGTGATTAGGGTATCGCAAAAGTATTTAAGGTAAATCTGAATGGCTGCTCCGTTTCAGAATTATTCTGGCGGTGTCCTATTAGCGGACATCGTTAAGAGAAATAATTTTAGCACCTACGTTTCCGAAGCTATCAAAGAGCGTAGTGCATTTGTTAAATCTGGTGCTATCACTCGTAACGCATTATTAGATGCAAGCGAAGGTGGTACAAGAATCCAGGTTCCTGAGTTCAACCCAATCGCTCCAACAGAAGAAATTCTTACTGGTGCTTCTAACTGGGGTACATCTACTGCTGGTCATTTAACACCACAGAAGATTGGCACAGGTACACAGATTGCAACTATCTGTCATAGAGCATTTGCTTATGCTGTAGATGATATTGCTATCTTGGCTGCTGGTGAAGATCCTATGGGTCACATTAGAAATCAGCTTGCTGATGCTATCAACAAACTAAATAACGCTAGATTGTTCTCACATTTGGCTGGTTTGTTTGGTACTGCTCTAGCTTCTAACAAGTTAGATGTAGCAAAGGCTGGTGCTAGTGCAACAGAAGCTAACTTCTTAACAGCTTCTACTATTGCAAGAGCAAGAAATCTTTTGGGAGAAAGAGGTGAGGATCTTAATATCCTTATCGTTCACCCAACAGTTGCTTACTACTTGTATCAGGTTGGAATGTTAACATTCTCTACTTCTGCATTATCGACTGGAACAGGTATTCAGTGGGGTGGTGGTGGAGTTGGTGTCAGTGAAAGAGCCGTTGGTGAATTTGCTGGTTGCACCGTTGTTGTTGACTCTGCTGTCAATACAGTTGCTCCATCAAGCTCAAGTGGTCATCAGATAGAGTTCTTCTGCTACTTAACAACAGCAGGAACAATTCTTGAAGGACAGCAACAGGCACTAAGAATTGAAGCTGAAAGAAACATTCTTTCTAAGCAGGATGTTATGTCTGTTGATTATCACACTGCGTATCACGTTATGGGTACTAAGTGGAATGATGCTGCTGACAACCCTACTAATGCAAACTTAGCTACAGCTAACAAGTGGGCTATCACATACGATGCTGACTTGATTCCATTGGTACAGTTAACAGTTAACTCTCCTCTTGATACATCAACTTATTAATATTATTATTAAGTTGCTTGGAACAAACCTCATCAATTATTGGTGGGGTTTTTTCTTTACGCTAGAATAAAACTAAATTTAATTATTAATTGTGGCAGCTACCATAAACGCTAATATTTCTGGAACGACTTCAAATAGTTATGTGACCTTGGCAGAAGCTAATAGTTACTTTGAAACCGTACCAGATTCAAGCACTTGGACAAATAAAACAGACGATCAGAAGAACAGAGCATTGATTGCAGCAACAAGAGAGATAGATAATTTAGTTTTTTATGGAGATAGATGTGATAATGGTCAGGCATTAAAGTTTCCAAGAAACAATTACGAAGTTGATGATGTGGAACTTACCTGTTCAATAATTCCAAATAATATTAAATATGCACAATATGAATTAGCGAGAGCGTTGGCAAATGATACTGATGCGATTACTGGTAACACTGGTACAGCAGGTGTACCCTCTGAAGTGAAGATTGGTGATCTTGAGGTTAAATATAATGAAAAGTCACAAAGTACAGGAACAGTAAATAATATCTTTGATGTTTATCCTTGGTTACAGAGTTTTCTTGGAGCGTATTGTTCTGGTGGTAGTGGTAGCTATCAGGTAAGAGTGATGAGAGGATAATATGGCAGCAATAGATAATATTTTTGGTTCTATTCCTGCACAGGTTTTATCGCAGTTTGGACAGGATATAACATATATAAAGACGACAACACCTCGTACATATAATCCTACAACTGGTGCTGTGACAGGATCTGACACAAACGTAACTGTAAAAGGAGTTATATCTGTTATAAATTCTTCAGAGAATGATGGAACGATGCAATCTACAAACGTAAGAGTATTGATTGGTGCTAATGAGTTGGGAGATTATTATCCGACACAGGCAGATCGTGTTCAATATACTCAGTCAGGTTCTACAGTAGAAGGTAAAATTATATCAGTGACAACATATAGAGGTGATTCACCTGTATATCATTCTTTATCAGTTAAGGTGCAGTAATGGCAAAAGAAATTAAATTATCTGATGGCAGTACATATCAAGTAAGAGATGTTTCACAACCATCTATTACCCCACGTGGAAGAAGGCTATTTGGAACACAAAGAAGGGATGCTAGATCTTTAAAACCTGAAGTTATTGAAAAATTTAATCAAGGATTAAGAGAAGCAACAGTAATTGTAATGAATGAATTAGCTGAAGCTGGTCCTTATTGGGATGGTACTTTTAGAAATAATTGGCAAGCTGAAGCTATTAGTGGTGGAATTGATCCAGGTTCTAAAGGTTCTTACCCTTATAAAATTAGTAATATTCCAAATTTAGAACCTAGTAAAGAAGTTGCTAGCAGAGTAAAGAAAATAGAAATAAGTAATTCAACTTCTTACGCACCTTATGCAATGGATTTACAAAAAGGTAAATTTTTTAGGCCAAATTTTCCAAGATCAGGTAAAGGAAGAAGTCCTTTAGGAGATGCTAAATCTGGTACTAGAGATCACGAGGTAGAAACATTAAGAGGAGATATTGCTTTGGGAGCAGGTGGTTCACAAATAACTGCTCCGTTAGATTGGTACAAAACTTATCTTGATGGTGGTGCTTTGCGTAATTCAGTAACAAGAGGAATTAAATTAGGATTTAAAACAAAATGAATTATCAATCTATTAGAGCAGCCGTTGAAAATCCTATGCTTACAGCATTTTCTGGGTTATCACCTTCTGTTCCTGTTTTCTTTGATAATATTACTGCTGCACCAGTTGGAAGTGTTACAGAATATGTACGAGTAAATATTACTTTTGGAATTACAAATGAAGTAACTCTTACTTCCAGTGTTGATACAGCAAGAGGTGCAATTATCATTCGTGTTTATTCTGAAAAAGGTAAAGGACCAGCAAGAAATCAAACCCTTGTTACTACTGCTGTTAATGTCTTAGAGACTTTAAATAATGCTGCTAAAACTAATACGGGTGTTTATTTTAAAACTGGAAACATACAAGGTCCATCTTTTTCTACAACAGAAAGTCCTCCTTTATTTGAAGGAAGAATAGATACTTCTTATGTTGCTACTGTCTTAAGCTAAACAAATTACCAAAATCTGCTAACCTATAATTAGGTCTTTCATTTACGTTATGGCAGCTACTTGTTTATCTGGTACCTCTGGTGCTCTTTACTATAAACCTGCTGGTACTATTGGAACTTTTAACTCAAGTGACGTTACTATCGGTACGGAAACAATTACAATCGATCCTTTTTTAAATTTTGAAGCAGGAGATCCTGTTAAATTCTCTGTTGTTAATTCACAGACAGGTGCTGCTGGTACGGGTACCTTACCTGCTGGCCTGACTACTTCAGATACTTTTTTTATTAAAACTTATACTGCTGCAACAGGAGCATTGACAGTTTCTGCTACCAACGGTGGTTCTGCTGTTGATATTACAGATACAGGAACTGCTGCTTCTCCAAATGTATTCCAAATTGCTTATGGTTCCCATGAGAGTGTTTCTCAGGTTAGAGAATGGACTTTTGAAATAACTAGAGATGAAATTGATGTAACAACTATTGGAGGAACTCCAGGTCAGTTTGTTCCATTTAGAAAGTTTATATCAGGTTTTGGTGATGGTTCTGGTTCTGCAACTGTTTATATGACAGATGAAGATACAACCCTTGCTAACAGAATGATTAAGGACGTTTTACAGAGACAACAGGTGGGTGCTTCATTTAAGCTTTATATAGATCAGGTGTTTACTGGCGGTACTGTCAGTGATACATTAAGTCGTTTTATAAGTTTTGATGCGACATTAACATCTGCTGGATTCAGTGTTAATCCTGACGATCCACAATCAGTAAATGTAGAGTTCAGACCTTCTGCACAGCCTACATTTGATTTATCTAAATCATAATTATTGATATTTTATATAGAAATAATATAATATAATAGTAAATAAATATAATTTATGGCATCAAACAAGACCATGCGAGCGATTGATCGTTTGCGTAAAGCTGCAAACCTAGAGGCAACAAAAAAAGAAGTTAGTTTATCTGATGGAACTGTTTTTGAAATGTGGGTAACACCTTTAACTCTTGCTGAAAAGGAAAGAGCTTTAAAAATGGCTAAAGGTGATGATACAAATGAATTTGCTTTACGTTTATTGTTAACAAAAGCACAGGATGAAACTGGTGAAAAATTGTTCCAACTTGGTGAGATTGATATTTTAAAAAATGAAGTGAGAGATAGTGATTTACAAAAGTTAATGCTAAGTATTATTCAGGAGGAAGAAGAACCTATTGACCCAAAAGATTAAGTGCTGAACTGCGTAAAGATAACTTAATGATGTTGCAGTTTGGTATAGCAAAAGAGTTGGGAATGAGTTTATCTGATGTTAGAAAAATGACTCTTGAAGAAGTGTTAGGTTGGAGTGCATATTTTCAGGTATTAAATGAAGATCAGGAAAAAGAAATGCAAAAGATAAAAAGACGTAGGTAAAATTCATATTTTGCTTTAAGATATAAACAACAGTAATAAGAAAAGTAGTGGCTGCTCCATATAAAGAAACGGTATTACTGGTTGGTGACACAAAACAATTTGAGCAATCTATAAAAAGAATACTTAAAGGTTTAGGTCTTATACAGAGAAAGGCACGAAAATTAAGTCAGACATCTATAAATTTAGGAAGAGTAAGAACAAGATCAAGAAATATAAGAGGTACAGGAAGAAATACAAGCACTAATCAAGATCGTCAGATTAGAGATGATGCAAGTCCACAATTAAAAAGACAAATCACTGCATTAAATAATGCAAATAAAGCTTTAAATGAATATGTTAGAAAAATAAGTACAGCAGATGGAGCACAAAGAGGTTTTGCAGGTTCTACTAATAAAATCAGTACACAGGTTTCAGCACTTAGAGATAGATTAAAAGGTTTAACAAGAAGTAATTCAGAATATACATCTACACTTGCAGCAGTACAAAGAGGTGAACAAGCTTTATTTCAGGATAGAAATAAAAGGTTAGGAGATGAAAGCAAGAGACTTGCTACAGGTGGTAAAGGTGGAACTAAAGATTTAGTTACGAATATATTAAATGAAGATTTTACACAGTCAGTAGATGGAATTAACAATTATATAAACAGACTCGAAGCCCTTAAGAATAAAGTAAATATAAATAGTCAAGAATTTAAAGAGTTACAACAAAGAATTGCTGAAGTTAATAAAACTTTAGAGTCAACACAATTAGAAAAACCAAAATCAGAACCAAAAGTATCTACAAGCAATGCGAGTAGAATTAAAGCCATAGAAGAACAAAGAGCAAATATTTTACAGCGAATTAATGATTCTTCTTTAGGTGAAGTTAAAAAAAATGAATTAATAAATAATTTAAAAAGAGTAGGAGTTGAGATACAAAAAGAAGAATTAGCTTTAGCAAAACAAATAAATTCTGAAACACAACGAAATTTAATTTCTTCTGAAAAGAAACAAAGACGTAATCAAAGGATTACACAAAGCACATTAATTGGTGGTGGTTTTCCATTATTATTTGGCGGTGGACCTATTCAAGCTTTAGCTGGTGGTATTGGCGGAAATATCGGAGAACGATTTAGTCCTGGAGGAGGTTTTGCTGGTTCTATTGCTGCTACTGCTGCCGTAAATTCTTTAGGTCAATTAGCGACAAGTGCAAGAGAATTGGGTGAAGCTGTAAGAACTACTTCTGGCACTATTGATTTAATGCAACAAAGATCATTGTTTAGTAGTGAAGCCATTGAACAACAAGCTTTAGCTTTACAAAAGCAAGGTAAGGAAACACAATTAGCAACACTTTTATCTAAAGAATTAACTCGTGTTCTTGGCCCTACAGGTTTAGGTCAATTACAAAAACTTGGTGATTCATCAAGAGAGATGGCAAGAGAATTTGGTATTTTGAGAACACAAATGGAATTATTTATTGCAGGTCCATTAACAACTTTAATTAAAATACTTAATAAAGTAGTTGGAAAAGCCAATACAGTTAAAGCTTTGGATCAAAGTTTATCTGAATTAAGAAAAGTTAATCCTAAAGAATATGGACAAATATTAAAAGAGTTAGATTTAGGTTCTCCTGGTTCTAGTCTTAATCCAATATCACCTCAAAATAAAAGTAGGATTGGTGGTATTATAAATCCATCAAATTTACAAGTTCAAGGTGTTCCTGTTGGTGGTTTTTCTAATAAGAATTTAACTAAATTTTTAGAAAGATCTAATTCATTACTGCCAGAACCTGAGCTAAATTTTGCAGATTCATTTAATAATATTCGTTCTACTAAAGTTAGTAAACTTGAGGAATTACAAGAAGAAAGAAAGCTCCTTGAGAGATCTTTACAAATAGGAAGTAAAGCTGCTTTACAACAGAAAGAAGCAAAAGAAATATTTGCAGAGCAAGTTAAACTCAACAAAGATAATTTATCTGTAACTGAGGCTGATATTTTAAAACAAATTAAGAAACGTGATGCTCTTACAGAACAGCTAAATCTACAGCAACAAATAAAAGATTTATTATCAACAGGAATGACTGATGCTGTAATGGGTCTTATAGATGGTACAAAAACATTAAGTGAATCATTATCAGGTATAGCTAGACAATTAGCTTCATTGTTCTTAAACAGAGCCTTCAGTGCTATGTTTGGTGGTTTCTTTGGAGAACAAGGTGGTTATCTTCGTTCTGGTAGTTTCAAAGCTTTTCAATACGGTGGAGTCGTCAGTTCTCCTACTCTTGGAATGATTGGTGAAGGTGGTGAACCAGAATACGTTATCCCGTCCTCCAAGATGGATGGAGCGATGGCTAGATATTCCGCAGGTGCTAGAGGTGGTGCTGTCATTCCAGGTGGTTCTGGTGCTTCTGGTACAGTTGCAGGTTCTTCTGGTAACACAATCGTTGAATATACTGGCCCTGTCCTTAACTTCAATGGAGATGAATACGTTCCAAAAGATTCTGTTCCTCAGATAATAAATGCTGCTGCAAAACAAGGTGCTACTTTAGGACAGTCACGCACATTAAATACTCTTAAGAACTCAAGAAGTTCCAGAGCTAAGATAGGTATATGAGTCTCACTGCTATCACTACGTTTATCAAGATTATTGATAAAGATGGTAACGTGCAAAGACGTTATCAGAATGGAAAACAAAATCCAGATAATCTCAACGAAAGCAAAATATCTTTTCAATTCCCTGGTGATCCTGCTATTTCTGATTACCTGTTTTTAAATTTCATATATCAGGGTGCTGCAAAAAATAACTCAGGAGATAATTTAGAAGCTGCTTTAGTTCTTGCTAACAATCAGGTATCTATGTCTCATGCACAGGAAGCTATAACAAATAAATATAGTGTTGAAATATTTGTATCAAAAGTAAATCCAGATACCATGATTCCAGAACAAATATACGGTAATAACTTTTTGACAAGAGATAACTGGTTAGCAGCTTCTTTGTCCTACGATGCAGAAACTATTGAAGTTTTGTTAAGCAGTTCTATTGATGCTGTTGGTACGACTGCACCTAACAGACGTTTAACTACAAGTATTGTTGGAGCGTTACCTGTAACTGGAGATATACAGAATAGATGAAGCCTGTACATCTTATTGGCATGCCATATCGTTTAGGTGCTGATCCTATCAAGCATGGTGCTGCTGATTGTTTATCTTTAGCTAAGACTGTATTAGCCAGTTATGGTATCAAGACTCCAGAACCTACAAGAGATTGGTATAAAAGGTTTCGTAAAAGAGAATATCAAATATTCAAAGAAGAACTTAATAAATGGGGAAACCCGACAGAACACAGTAAGATAGGTACAGTTGGGCTATGCAAATCAAATGAAGGTTATGGGCTTGCTGTTTACTGGGGAGAAGGATGGCTAAGTTGCGGAGAGTCGGAGGTAAGATGGAGTCCTCTAGGGTATTTGGAGGTCGTAGAGCGTTATTACCCTATGAAATCCAACTTTGTGAAGCCTTAGAAATAACAGAGGAAGAATATTGGCAGTTTATATATTTAGCTGAATCTGTTAGTGGTAAGAGAAGAAAAGAATATGATCTGATTCCTAATATTGTAAATATGCCAGCAGTGCCAATAGCTCCTTTAATTTTTGGTGGAGTAAGTATTGGTTTTTATGGTGTTGTTGCCATAGGTGTTGCCTTGACTTATATTTCCAATGCCTTAAGACCAAAGCCAAAAGCACCTAAAACTCCACCTAGTTTACAGACAGAAGGAGCACAATCTGTTAAAAGATTTGCACCACAATCAGGGTTTAATTCTTTACAGGAACTAGCTGTTATTGGTGAAACAATACCTTTAATTTTTACCAAAAGAGATTCTGCAAATAATATTGGTGGTGTTCGTGTTAATAGTAAACTTGTATGGTCACAGTTAAGGAGTCTTGGTACGCATCAACAATTAAAAGGTGTATTTATATTTTCTAATGAAAAGATTCCTACAAAACCTGATTTTGCAGGATATGCAATAGGAGATTTACTACTTAAAAACTACACGGGTGCAAAGGTAGCTTTATATTACAAAGGACAAAAAGATAGTAATCTTATAAACAGACTATTAGAAGCAGATAGATATACAGATAGTGAACTTGCAAGAGAAATAGGTAGAGATGGTTCTAATCCTGAAGATGTATTTAGTATTGACTGGGATGAAACTGGTACTTTTAATAATAAGATATTCTGTGGGGTAAGAACTCCTACTACACAATCTAGGTTTGGTAACTTTTCTCCAATGCCAAATCAGATGCGTTATCAGTTATCTTATGAATTAATCCTTAAAGGTAAAGATGCAAGTAATAAAAGTGATATTGATAAAAAAAGAAGAAAAATTGCTAAATATTATCCTAGATATGCAGGATTTGAAGAGCATCAAGGACAGGTAAAGACTGGACGTATTACTCTGTCAAAAGGAGATAAGGTTAGATATACAATCAATGATATGAATCCTGTAGATGACGTACCAGGAGATTTTAATCCTTGGGGTTTGCAGGATGTGAAAACAGCAGTTGATTCTGATAGAGAACGTATTGATGACAATATTTCTATCGGTGAATCATATATGATTGGATCTGCTTTAGCTATATGTACTGAAATACAACAGGAAAGATTATGGGCAGAAGGTACACTAAAGAATTTTGATTTTAAGATTACAGATATAGGTGCTGATTCAACTTCTGAATTAGAGATTCGTGGTACGAATGATGGTTTTAGAAGTACTCATGCTCCTTGGGAATTAAATACTTTACAGAGAGTTGCTGTTGCTTCGATTACAAATAATAGAGATTGTGATGTTACAGAGATAGGGTTGAAGTCAAAAGTTTTCAAACAGATAACTGGTTTTCCTAATGTCAATAGTCATCCTGGAGGTTTAAGTTATAGCAATCCTTCTGGCACTTTAAAAAGTTATCAGAATGATAATGGTAACATTGGCCTTGGTCCGTTAAATAAGTATGTTTCCAGATATAGCTTCTTCAGATTACAGGCAAGAAAAGCTAATACTACTGATGATTTTGTAACAATAGATAATGGTAAGCCTTTTGCTATCAAAGGTAGAACACCACAGTTTCAATATAATTTCATAAGAATTAATCATCCTAAAAGTCAATATGAATTTAGGTTTATACCTTATCCAGGGAATGAAATAAAAAGAAGTTTTATTGATAATAAAAATAGTCGCATACGTTTATTAAGATCAAACGCTCCATTGCAACAGGATACAAGCGGTGAGTTTGGTATAAGGTATGCAGGTTTTGATGTAGTTCTAACAGGTGGAGATGTTTCTAACAGTGAATGGTACTTGGGTCAAGTTCCTGACACTGCGACAGAATTAACAGGTTTGGCTGTTAATAGCACTGGTTTTATTAATGATAACAATAATACTTGGACAACTACCGATGAAAAGTATTCTACAGGTACTCCCCGTTTTTTCGTTTCTAGTTGGGCTTTTATAGAATACGTTTTTTATTTTCATTATGATGGAAAATATTTAGGAGAAGTCAGTTGGGGAGGTAATTTGGATGACATTATTTATTATGAATCTGATTTAGTTAGATACATACTAGGGGAAAGAAAAGAAAGTTTTAGCGATGATTTTATGGGTGGCTTTGGTGATCTTTATGTTATAAAAAGACAGACTTTATTACCCTCTGGGTCATCTATTGTACATACAAGTGAGAATGTAGAGTTAATAACTTCTCGTGGTTCTGGTTCTGGTGCAAAAGTAACTATACAATTATTTAATACAGGTGCTGCTGCGTGGTTTCTTACAGATCCTGGTTCTGGTTATACATTTGAATCTACTGTGAATGTTCCTGCTGTATCTGGTGGAGGTCAGTCCTTTGCTGGTTTTGATAACATACAGACTTTGATTAGTGGTCAGGCTTTTGTTACAGATCCTTGGCCTGATAATGAAATTGGTGATGCAGTAAGAAATAGAAATTTATTACCTTATGGTGCAATTGCTGATTTTATTAGTTTTGAAGCAGAAGTTCCAAGTCACATGGAAGAACCCGAACATGAAATTGTTTATGTAAATGAGCAGGTAAAGGGTGCTGGTAATTTTATGAATTATAAAGATCTGACAGTATCAGGTATAAGAATAAACAGCAGTAAAGAATTTTCAAGTTTTAGTCAATTATCTGCATATTTTAAAGAAGGATTACATATTAAAAATCTTATAGATGGAACGATAGGATCAACTAATTTATTTCCTGATATTGTCTTTTCCCTGTTAACTGATCCCTTGATCGGTGCTGGAGATTTAATTGGTGCGAGATCTGTTGATGAAGACAGAATGAAGATAGCTTCACAATTCTGTAAAGCAAATAAATTATTCTGGGATGGTGTCATAGTTGAAGAAAAGAATTTACGAGAGTTTATCTTTCAAAATGCACAATACTGTTTATTAGATTTCACAGTATTAGGTGGTAGATTTTCTCTGTTTCCTTCTGTACCTTTTAACCCAGAAACATTTCTAATAGATCCAACACAAAAACCATTTATAAAAGCTTTGTTTACTGATGGTAATACAAAAAATTTACAGGTTAGTTTTTTAAGTGCAGAAGAAAGACAGGATTTCAGGGGTTTTGCTTCATATAGGCATGAAACTGAAAATGGTTTTGCTGAGACTAAAGTCGTTAATCGTAAATTAATCAGTACATCAGATAATGATCCAAGAGAAAGCTTTGATATGTCTATCTTCTGTACGAGTGCAACACACGCACAAGTATTTTTAGATTATGCGTTGAAAGTTAGAAACAAGGTGGATCATGGTATTACTTTTGATACAACACCACAGGCTGCAATGCATTTAGCTCCAGGAGATTATATAAGATTACATTCAGAAGCTACTCATACCAATCGTTTTGCTAATGGAGTCATAACACAGGATGGTGAGATTCAATCACAGGTTAATGTAACAAATGGTACGCAAATAATGTTTTGGAAACCTGGAGATACCTCTGTTTCAGATGTTGTGGCAATAGAAATAACAGATGGTAAAGCAGCTTCAAGATTTAGAGGTTGTGTATTTACCGTTCCAGATAATTCAGTATCAGATCGTGTTTATAAGATTGAGGCTATATCTTATGGAGAAGATGGTTTAATTAATATTTCTGGAAGTTATGCTCCTTTAAATGCAGATGGTACACTTGCAATAATGAATTACACACCAACTGACATAGTATCAATCCTATAAATAATTATGGCTACTGTACGTCCTTTTCCTAATATCAAACCAGCGTCCAGAAGTTATACTCCTGGATCGTATCCTCAGACAGAGTTTGTTGCACAGAATGGTGCTAAAAGTGTTATCAGATATGGAAATAAAAAGACAGATGCAAAATTATCGTTAGGTTTTTCTAATATTACAGATTCACAGGCAAATGAAATCTTGGATCTATATGACACCGTAAACAGTGTGTATGATTATATTTCTTTTGCATCTTCAAATGCTTTAGCAGGAATTGATAATAATAATTTAATTTTTAAAAAAGCAGAGGCTGATAATTCTGGAGTTAAGTTAAGATATAGATTTGATGGTCCTCCTACAGTTACAAGTGTCAGACCTGGCATTTCTAATGTGCAATGTAAATTTGTCGCATGCCTTGATGGGGATTAGAATGAATTTAAAATTTACTTAAAACGATGTCTGGCTTTTATTCTGGTAAAGAAGGTGAATTACTGATAGATGGTACAAAGGTTGCCAAAGTCAGATCATGGTCTTTCACTTTCAATCAAGCAATATTGGAAACTGTATCTTTGGAAGATACTGATAGAACTATTATTCCAGGAATAAGAAGTTATACAGGTAATGCAAGTATTTACTATTACCAGGACACTGCTGGTGGAGGATCTGGAGCGTTAAGCACTCTTATCAACGGTATGATAAAAACTGGTAGTTCTGCTGGAGATGGTACTAATTCAGAAAGCTCTAAAAATTTAACTTTTAAATTAAATATTAAAGATGGTTCTACAAATGGTAGATTTATACAGTTTGCAGCACAGCCTACAAGTATGACGATGACTAGTAGTGTAGGGGAAGTTGTAGCAGCAGATGTAAACTTTGAAGTTAATGGAGCACCTACTGGCCTTGCTTTATAAATGGCTATATATTTTGGATCTACAGGTTTTATAGAATTAAAACGTGATGCGTTAAATTCAGATTTAGCGACATCATTAGATCCTGCTGATGTGAATACAACAAAGAAAAGATTTTCTGTAGATAATGCAGCAGGTTCTTTAATTACAGGAGATCAGATAGAAATAGAGACAGTAGATAAAACTAATTTAGAATTATTATCTGAGCATAGTTTTCCTGATCTTCGTAAATATATTCATATAGATGATATGGGAGGTATCAAGTTATATGACACCTTTGCGGCTGCCTTGGCAGGAGAAGTTTCTGGAGCGTTAACCCTTACAGCACCTTCATCAAAAAAAGATATTTTAATCAGGACAAGAAATACAAGATTTAGACCATTAGCTAAGATCACTGAATTTGAAATTACAACTACAAGAGATACTGTTGATGTAACAAACTTAGGAGAAGAATTTAGACAGCAATATGAGAATGGCCTTATTTCTGGGCAGGGAACAATACAAACAATATGGCAGCATAGAAACTTTCAGTTAGATACAGAAGATTTTGCAAGTCCAGAATTTCCTGTTTACCTAAGTCAATTATTGGTTCGTATGCAACAGGGATCAGACTTTGAAGGTAGATTTTATGTTTATCACGACCCATCACAAAGCACTAATAGTGTCTGGTATCAATCAAATTGTGTAGTGACTAATGTTGCAGTATCAGTACCTGCTGTTGGGATTGTTGAAGCAAGAATAGAATTTGTAACAAATGGAGAGATTAGGTTACATAATGGAGTTCCACCTTCATTCTTATTATTAGAGAGTAGTGATAAAATCTTGCAAGAGGATGGTGATGGTATTTTACTTGAAGATCCTTAAATAGAGATTTATGATGTACTTAAAGACTATCTAACATGGCTGATCTACAAATTACACAACTACCTGAGTTAGGTTCAGCTAGTTTACAGGCAACAGATCCTATTGCAGTTGCAGATGTAAGTGCTACTGAAACAAAGAAGATAACAGCAAAAAACTTAGTACAGGGTGCATTTGGATTGGTGGATGCTGCATCAATACCTGCAACAGCACTTAGTTATCCGTTAACAGCAGGACAGATTATCACAGCTTCTTTGGCTGATAATGCCGTAACAAACGTAAAGATTACAGATGCGACTATAACTGGAACGAAATTAGCAAATGATACAATAACAGCTACACAAATAGCAGCAAATGCAATAGGTTCTAGTGAGCTTGCAGATAATGCGGTAGATACAGCAGCAATAACAAACCTAAATGTAACAACAGATAAATTAGCAGCTACAGCAGTTACAACTGCAAAGATAGCTAATAGTGCTGTTACCTTTGTTAAAACTAATTTTAGCGATGGAGATATACCTGGAGCGAAACTTACTTCTGCTTCTGTCACCTCTACTCAAATTGCTAATAATGCAGTTACTGCCAATGAGTTAGCAGATAATGCAGTGGATACGGCTGCCATTGCTAATACTGCAATTACAGGAGCAAAGATTGCATCAGATACGATCACTGCTGGTAATATTGCTGCTAATGCCATTGGAGCTTCTGAACTTGCTGATAACGCAGTGGATAGTGCAGCTATTGCTTCTAATGCTGTAACGACTGCAAAGATCTTAAACTTAAATGTTACTACAGATAAATTAGCTGCCAATGCTGTCACTGCTGCCAAGATTGATGATGATACTATCACTGCTACACAGATTGCTGCTAATGCGATTGGTTCCAGCGAATTAGCTGATAATGCTGTTGATACTGCTGCTATTGCTAACTCTGCTGTTACTGACGGTAAAATCTCAGGTGTCTCAGGTACAAAACTTACAGATGGATCTGTTACAGCAACTAAATTAAATACTTCTAATCTTGATAGGTCATTAAATGTAGCATCAGGTAATTTAGGAATAAATAATGCAGTAACTGGTGGAGCGTCTGCAAGAAATGGTATTACATATAATAATGAAGGATTGATTACAGCTACAGCAGCATTAGTTGCAAGTGATTTACCTGAAGCTACAACTTCTGCGGTTGGTGCGGTAAGCGTTCCATCATCAGGTGGTTTGGCAGTTACAAACTTAGGTGCATTATCAATAAATAATAGTGTTACTGGAACGACTAGATCTGGCATTACATTTAATAATCAGGGATTAATCACTGCTACTGCTGCCTTGCAGGGTTCTGATTTACCAGTGGCAACAACTTCAGCTAAAGGTGCTGTTGTTATACCTACAGGTTCTGCTCCTCTGACAGTGGATGGTAATGGTGTTTTATCTATAGCAGATAGTGGTGTTACTGCTGGTACTCATATAAAAGTTACTGTCAGTGCAAAGGGAATAATTACAGGAAGTTCAACTCTAGCTGCTTCTGATATACCTAATTTGGCTACAACCAAGATTACGACTGGTACGTTTGGAACTAACTTCCTTGCCAACGACTCCATAACAATGGATAAGCTTGCTAACCTGTCCACTGGTTTCATACAGGAAGCATCACCCGATATATCAGACTTACCAACTGGTGTCTTCTGGTTACAGGAATCAACAGGACAGTTAAGAATATTTAACGGTAACAGTTTCTTCTCTGTTGGTTTCGGACGATTATCAGAAGAGAACTTAAGATTCTGCGGTACTTTTAACGCTACAAATGGAACGATTGTAACGTTGACATCTTTTGGTACGTCAGCAGGATTTACTGTTGGCAATGCAATACCAGCAGGTACCACAACACTTACAGGTGCATATTTTGTATGTGTTACACCTGGTAATGGCACGGCTGTTGTTCCTTCCACATCATTTGATGCAGGAGATTGGTGCTTATGTATGGGTGCTGATGACTGGGATAGAATTGATACCTTGTCTGGTCCTGGAAGTGTTTCAAGTCTTAATGACTTATCAGATGTCACTGTCAGTAGTCCTGTCGAGGGTAATTTATTACAGTTTTCATCTGCTGGACAGTTTGCAAATGTTCAAGTTATAGCAGCAGGAACTTTTTAGTAAGGTAATATAAGGTTATCCCATGTATATGGGCGATTTTTATGCTTGTATAAGCTATGGCCTTAAGAATTAAATTAAAAAACAGTGTTGTACAGGATAGAGTTCCTACAACATCTGATCTTCCTGAAGTTGGAGAGTTGGCGGTAAATGCCAATATAAATAGTATTGGTGGCTTTATGCGAGCCAGTGATAATAGTGTTGTAAAGATATTTGGACCTGGCAGTTTATCAACACCTACTGCTACTACATCGGTTTCTGGTATATCAGAACTTGCTACCAATAGTGAGACTACAACTGGAACAGCTACAAATAGGGTTGTAACTCCTGCTGGATTAAATGCGGTGACAGTTGCAGAACGTACCACATCAAATACTAACTATGTAGCAAAATCTGGCAGCACATTAACAGGTGTATTGACCATGCCTAATGGTTCTAATTCAGCACCTGCTATAAACTTTGGAGATAGCGATAGCGGAATATTTGGTGGAACGAATACTGTTAGCTTGGCTGCTGGAGGAACAACAAGATTAACTGCTGACACTGGTGTTGATATAACTGGTACGTTAGCTGTTACTGGAGCTATTACATCTACAAGTAATCTGACCGTTGCAGAAAAAGTAATTCACGCTGGTGATACAGATACCTTTCTAAGTTTTCCTGCTGCTAATACTGTTTCTATTGAAAGTGGCGGTAATGAAGCATTAAGAGTTGATAGTTCACAGCGTCTGCTTGTTGGAACATCTAGCTCAAGAAGTGTTGCTGGAGAATTCTCAAAATTTCAAATAGAAGTTGGTAATACTGGTGGATTATCTATAACAAGAACTTCTAATGATAATGGAGGTTGTGTATTAGCTCTTGGGAAGACTAGAAATGGTGCAATTATACAAGATGACGATATTTTAGGGATTTTAGGTTTTTATGGCGATGATGGTAATGATATAGATCGTCCTGGTGCAGAAATAAGGGGTTTTGTAGATGGTACACCTGGAACTAATGATATGCCAGGTCGTTTAGAGTTTAAGACAACGGCTGATGGTGCTGCTACTCCTACGACAAGATTAACAATTGACAGCACAGGAAAGGCTACGTTTACTGTTGATGCAAGTATAAACAGCGTAAACATAGGAAAAGGAGCAAACTCTGTTGCTGGTAACACTGTTCTTGGAGAAAATGCTTTAGATGCTGGTGTTACTGGTATAAATAATACTGCTATTGGTAAGGAAGCATTAACAACCAATACTTCTGGTGAAAAGAATGTTGCTGTTGGCAACCAATCTTTAAAAGATAATACTACTGGTGACCATAATGTAGCTTTAGGTGCTGAAGCACTTTTTGATAATACGACAGGATCAAATAATACTGCTACAGGTTTTTTTGCTTTAGGTCTTAACACAACTGGTTCTAATAATACAGCGATAGGTTTTGGTGCTTTAGATGCTAGTACCACAGGAAATAAAAACACTGCCATAGGAAGAATGGCATTGTCAGCTAATACTACAGCACATGATAATACTGCTGTAGGTGGAGATGCACTTCTTGTGAATACAACTGGTACTCAAAACGTAGCGGTGGGAAGTAATGCTTTAGATGCTAATACAACAGCTAATAATAATGTAGCCGTTGGTATGAATTCATTGGGAGGTACAACAACTGGTTCTAGTAACGTAGCGGTAGGAAGTCAATCTTTAAGAACAAATTCTACTGGTCAACAAAATACAGCAGTAGGTAATGAAGCCTTATTGAATAGCACAACTGCTAGTAATAATACTGCAGTTGGTCATGCTGCTTTAACATCAAACACAACTGGAGCACAGAACGTAGCCGTAGGAACTTTTGCGTTAGATGCTAATACTACAGCTGAAAATAATACAGGTATAGGTTATCAAAGTTTAGGTGCTAATACCGAGGGATTTAGTAACACTGCCGTCGGATCACTTTCATTAGATGCTAACACCACAGGTGATTTTAATACTGCCATTGGTGAAAATGCTTTAAGTGCAAACACAACAGCTGACAATAA